TATTAATGGGAGTACGTACCACAGGAAGCCTTGGAGGTGGTGCAGATATTAAGCAGGCTTATGTGATATTTGAAAAGAATGTAGTAATGGAGCTAAGAGGATGTGTGATGGCTATCTTTAATGAGCTCTTGACCATTGCCCGCATCCCTGCAGAATTTACTATCAATAACTTCCAGATAATAGATGAGAGTATAGTAGAATTAGAGGGTGATGCTTCTAGAATAAATAATTTAATTAGTGCTATGCACCCTACAGTAGCTCAAAAGATATTAGATAACATGACACCTGATGAGATAAGAGCTTTAGCTGATTTGCCACCACTTACTAACCCCATTGTATAATGCTATACTTCATAACAGAAACATATTTAAAAGTTAATACTCCCATTACAGCCAATGTGGATGTGACTGATGTGACCCCATACATTGCTACTCAGAGTGCATTGAGAATACAACCTATTCTAGGTACTACGTTCTACAATCACATGCTGAATGCATACAATACGCAGACCCTTACACCTGATGAGATAGATCTAGTTGAGTTCATTCAACCGGTCATTGCATGGAGGTCTGCAGAGGATGCAGTATTTGGATTAACTTACCAACTTAAAAACAAGGGATTACAAACACAATCAGGTGATTACTCTGCTAGTGTATCTCGTAGCGAAGTTGCCTTTGGAATGGAACACTATGCACAAAAAGCATCATTCTTTGAGCAGAGATTAATCAGATGGTTACTAACTAATAAAAATCTATTCCCTATATTCATATCTACCACTAACATGGATACTGATCTTAGGCCTATGTTTAACAACTGTAGCTGTATCACCCAATGGCAAACAACTTGTACTGGCATGTGTGGTAACCTTAGAGAGAATGGCTATAATAACAGCATACTAATACTATGAGACTACAGCTAGCCATCTTATTAGCCTCAATTAAACAATATATAATACAACTTTTAGCAGTGATAGGATCTTTCTTTTTACCTATATCAGGGATATTGTTTTTAATTGGTTTTGCTATTGTGGTGGATACGCTTACAGGAATATGGAAGGCTAAGAAACTTAAGATACCAATTACATCACGTAAACTATCTGCTATCATATCTAAATTAATGCTGTATGAGGTGGCTGTAATTGGTTTCTACCTGATAGACTTTTGGATACTTAATGATATTATTTTAAAGTTTTTTTCAGTGCCCCTAATGCTAACAAAAATACTTAGCTTAATACTAGTAAGCATAGAAGTGATGAGCATAAATGAAAATTACAAAGCAGTAAAAGGTATAGATATTTGGCAGGGTATGAAAAACTTATTTGCCAGGGCTAAAGAAATTAAAACAGATCTAAATGGACTTAGACATAACAAAGATAATTCAACACCGATTATCTAAAGATCAATACGTAGATGAGCTTACAGAAAAGAGACAAATCTATCTGCATCATACTGCAGGTGGGCCTAGTGGCATAGCTGTAGCAAAGTTCTTTAATCAGAAAGTAGGGAAGGTCGCCACTGCCTTTATAATTGGGGCAAACGGTACAATAGTACAATGTTTTAGTTCTAAAAATTGGGCTTATCACCTGGGATTAAAACAAGAGGTATTTAGTGAGGCAGGAGTAACTTATAGGAGTTTAGATAGATTATCTGTAGGGATAGAGATCTGTAACTATGGCCCATTAACTAAAAGAAACGGTTACTACTATAACTATGTAGGTGGCAAAGTAGATTATACTCAGCTTACTATCTTAGACAAGCCATACAAAGGGCATATCTATTGGCAAATGTATACAGATAAACAAATAGAGAGCACTAGACAGCTTCTAGTGTACCTTTGTGACCAGTACAATATCCCTAAAGATTACTTTGCTAGCATATTTGATATAGATAAACGTGCTTTAAGGGGAGAAAATGGTATATTTACACACAATAGTGTGAGAAAAGATAAATCAGATATATATCCCTGCCCTAGAATGATAGCAATGCTACAGAACTTATGAGATACATCCTACCAATTATCGCACTATGCCTCTTAGGCTCCTGCTCAAATGCTAAAAAAGCACAGTACCACTACAAAAAAGCTGTTAAGTTTGGCCTGCAGTTAGTCCAGGATAGCGATACTATCAGAATAATATCAGTGGATAGCATACCAGTGGTGGTAAATGATACTATCATATGGGAGAAGGTGATCAGAACTAAAGATACTATAATCAATTTTAAGAATATCTATGTGCCTAAGACCAGGTGGCAAACTAGAATTGAGTACAGATATAAAACGCAACTTGTAAAGCAGGATGTGCTCAAATATAAGTACATATATAAAGCAGAAAAAAAGCAGAAAGCAAAAACTAATTGGTTACTCTTTATAATAGGATTTGGCTGTGGGATAGCTCTATTCTTTATTCTTAGATTACTAGATAAACTATACAACCCCTTTAAATAAACTTATGATTAGACATGGCAAAAATGTTCACGAACTTGTATTAGCAGGTAGTGAAGTTAAAGTAGCTATTCTTAGTGATTTGCACTGGGATAATCCTCACACTGATAGAGAACTAATCAAAAGGCACCTGGACTATTGTCTAAAAGAGGATATACCTGTGATGATTAATGGTGATATGTTCTGTTTAATGCAGGGTAGAGGTGATAATAGGCGTAACAAGTCAGACATAAGACCTGAGCACAATAATGCTAGGTATTTAGATAGTATAGTAGAGACAGCTGTTGATTGGTTCCTACCATACGCTAACATCATTAAGCTAATAGGATACGGTAACCATGAAACTGCTATAATTAAATTTCAAGAGACTGATATCCTGCAGAGATTTGTAGATCTTCTTAACTTTAAAGCAGGATCTAATGTACAGGTAGGAGGGTATGGTGGATGGCTAATAATAAAGCAAACATTAGAGACCACTACCTCATCTTTTAGCACTAAGATTAAATACTTCCATGGATCAGGTGGTGGTGGTATAGTTACCAAAGGTGCTATTAATTTAACCAGGGCTTTGGAGCTTTATGAAGGTTTCGACGTATTTGTTATGGGCCATATCCATGAAAATTCATGCAGAAATGATGTAAGGGATACAGTAGATAGCCATCCAGTATCAGGATACACACTTAAGCAGAAGCAATTACACCTAATGCTCACAGGAACTTATAAAGAGGAGTACGGTGATGGATCTCATGGATGGCATGTTGAAAGAGGTGCACCCATTAAGCCATTAGGTGGCAGGATACTTACTATTAAATGTGTGAGAGACTCTACCAAAGAAAGAAAAGCTACCAAGTATATAGATAGTATCAAATTTAATATGTAATTTTACAGCAGGTCAATACGCCCAATGTGTTACCTTAACCCCTCTGCATCTTTGGTTAGTTTGGCAGGGGGGTATTTTTTTGCCTTAATTTTACAAAGATTTGTGACACAATTTTCCACTACTCGTATTATGCAAAGTATATTTAGCTTTATTCAGGGAATAACCTTATTTTTCAACGCATTTTTAAGGCAATAACCTTATTTCTTATGTTTATATTATTACATTTTCTATACATGAGGACAAAATATGTCCACGTTTCTTATTTAGAATGATTATAAATTACACAAAAGTTGCATACAATTAATTGTTTGTTCGTATATTTGTTTCACTAATTTAAACTAACCAATTATGAATGATCAAAAACTAACAGCTGTAGAGTACCTACTCCAGCAAATTAACTCAAGCACATCCTTTACAGAAGAGAAATGGAAGCTGATCTGTGATGTGGCTCTAGCCATGGAGAAATCACAATTAATAGCTGCAGAAATCAAAGCAGTAACAGAAATCTACAAAATTCAAAGAAAATGAGAAAGAAACTATCAGACCTTGTGTATTACTTTACACCCCTCACAGATGAACATAGAGACATTTTAAGCACCTCTGCTGTGTTTATATTGTTTTGGGTGAGTATTTACACCTTAGCTTACATTACTAACCTTTAAAACGCTTTAAAATGAATTTAGAAGATTTGCAAATAGAAAAATATACAGCATCCCTTTGGTATGAGGTGGGTAGAATTGAGTTTATACTTGATTTTGAATGGAGCTTTACCTCATTTGATGAGGATACTAATGAAACAACAGTTAGTGTATGGCTAGAAAATGGACATCAGTGGCTTAATAACGTATGCCATCCCTTTACACCTAACTCAGATGAGCTAAAAGAAATTATTAGAGCTATTGAAGATTATATATTAGAAGATCCTGAGCGTTTTGATGTATGGCAGTGGCATTTAGATAATAGAGACTATTTTAATGATCTTAATAATGATAGAGATGACTACTGAAACTAACCCTACACCCACTACTTTTAGCCTACAGGCAAAGATGGAGTGGTGGAAAAACAAAAAGAGTGAGGGAGATAAAGGGGGGAGCTTTAACCTACAGCTCTACATGGACTACCTCAGCTTACAGGATCATAAACCTAAAGATCAGGCAAATGAAAAGATATAAAGTAACCTATAACTATTTTGATGGTGGTAAAAAAAGGATAGCTGTCAAAATACTAGAAGCCTTGGATAGAGACCACGCAATAATGATAATGGCTATGTGGCCAAAACTAATTTTAAAAGTAGAACAGTATGAAAAAATATAGAGTATGGCTAGAGGATAGCGTAGAGCCTGATGGTGGCTCATGGTGGAATTGCTACCTAGGCAAAGATGGCAAGCTGCATGATTACATCTTCACAGATGAGCAAGCAGATACACCTCAGTGGTATATTGATAATGGTTATATAGTAGAAGAGTTATGAATATCAAAGCAGAAGTGATTAAAAGATACCCATTTGAGAGTACAGCTGTAATAGCTAAGGAATTAGGGATAACAATATCAAAGGTGTATAATATCGCATGGGCCTATAAGATACATAAGGACATCAACTACCTTAAGACTGCAGCAAGTGGTAGATATAAGGCAGGTATGAGAAGTGGTGAGGCCTTCCAATTTAAGCCAGGGCACACACCTTACAACAAAGGTAAAAAGATGCCTGCAGAAACTTATGAGAAGGTAAAAAATGCAATGTTTAAGAAAGGTAATAAGCCATTTAATACTAAACCTGTAGGTACCATTAATATAAGAGCAGATAATACAGGTAGATTTTACCAATATATCAAAATTAAAGATAGCCACTGGGAGTTATTACAACGGCATATATGGACTCAGGCAAATGGAGAAATTCCTGCAGGATATGTAGTAAATTTTATAGATGGTAACTACATGAACTGTGAGCTTAATAATTTGCAGTTAAAGACCAGGGGAGAAATGGCAATAATGAACAGCATACACAGGTACCCTGCAGAGGTTAGGGACTTAATTAAATTAAACAATAAACTAAAAGCAAAAACAAATGGCAAACAACAAACTAAGTGATCTAAGAGATCATATTTTCATGGCACTAGAAAGATTATCTGATGAGGGCATGACAGCTGAGCAGGTAGCAAGTGAAGTAGACAAGGCTAAAGCAATAGCACAGCTCAGTGCTTCTATTATAGCCAGTGCTAAAGTCGAGATAGATTATATCAATACAGTAGGATTAGTGGATAGTCAAAGTGAGCTATTCAAATCAGTAAACCCTAAGCTTTTATCATGAGCAGATTAGAAGAGGTGCAGTATGTTATAGAAAAATATGACTTAAAAGAAAAGGGTAGATATATGCACATGATTTATAAAAGATATTACCTATATAATGTGCTCAGAAAAGATGGCATGACCTTATCACAGATAGGTAGGCTATTTAATCAAAGCCATTGCACTGTATTAAATGGAATTAAAAAGCATGAGGATTACATGGCTTACAAAGATCCTGCTTATATGTTGCACACTAGGGACCTAAGGGAAATCTTTGTACTACCACAATACTATATGCCACTAAAACAAACCATATTAGAGATATATACCATTGAGAAATTAGAGATACTTAAAGAACAGATTAGGTGCAATTATTACTAAGAAATGAAGCTATGACAAATTCTCTTATTAGGGGAGGCTGGGAAAGATTTGAAAATTCAAATATTTTTTTTCGTTTTATTTCTTGTCATCTTGTCATAAAAACGCTAATAGTCAATATCAGTGCACTTATTGCTAAAAAAAACTTGTCCTAAACTTGTCATAAACCCGTCATAAAATATAATAAACTTGTCATTTAAGAATAATGATTACATTTACAGCCCAATTAACTAACTATGAACATATCTGTATTTAAAAGCCTATTTAACTCTAAAGAAACCCCCTACACTCAGGATGTAGTGGATGTTTACAACAGGATAAAGGATGGCTACCCTGAGCTTATTGAAAAGATAACAGCTCTTAGAGCTATGAAAGATGATGATACTAACTATAGCAGCTTAAAAAATAGCCTTAGAGCTATCATGTTTAATGGCACCTTTAATGAACGTAATGATAACGGCCTTATTGAGCACTCAGGGCTTTGTATCTTAGACTTTGATGATTATCCTAGCAGTAAGGTAATGAAAGCTGAGAAGGCTAGACTAATGGAATGCCCTAATGTCTTTATGATATTTGTATCACCATCAGGTAAAGGCTTAAAGTGCGTGATTAAGATACCACCATCTGATAAATTTACACATAAGAGAAGGTTTAAAGCCTTTCAGGAGTTTATTGATAGTGATTACTTTGATGCATCCAGCTGTAATGTTAGCAGGGTATGTTTTGAAAGCTATGACCCTAATGCTTATATAAATTTAGATGCTGAGGTATTTAATCTTATAGAAGAGGAGAAAGGGCATAGCTCTTTTGAGAGAGTGCCAGTGCTACCCATGACTAATGAAGGTAAGATTATTGAAAATATAATGAAGTTTAACCATGGAGATATATCTATGGGTAGAAATAATTGGGTATTTAAAGTGGCTAGCTGTTTTTCGGAGTATGGCATAAGTGAGAATACTGCTAAGTTATACCTCTATCAATTTAGTGATAAAGGATTTAGCCAAATAGAAATAAATACCTGTGTAGGATCTGCTTACAAGCGAAGCAATAAAAACACTAAGTATTTTGAGGATAAAGAAACTATCTTAAAGGTTAAATCTAAACTAAAGGAAGGGATTACACCTGGTGATATCTCTAAGCAGTTAGATATTAAGCCTGATGTGATAGAGGATGTGAAAAAAGAGGTAGCTAATAGTGAGGATACGTTTTGGGCTATTAGTGATAAGAAAGTTATCTCAGTGGATCCTATGAAGTATAGAGACTTCCTTAATAAATACGGCTTTCAAAAATACTACCCTGAAAGAGCAGAGAGATCTACATTTGTAAGGGTGGTAGAGAATAAAGTTAATCTTAGCTCAGTGGATCAGATAAAGGATTTTGTACTAGGGCATCTAATGAAGCAGAAACAAGTGGATGTATGGAACTACTGCAGTAAATCACCCTACCTCTTTACAGATGGGCACCTATCAATGCTAGATCCTATTGAGCTAATGATGCTGCAGGATACTAAGGATGTGAGCTTTATTCCTTATCGTAATGGAGTGGTTAAGATTACTAAGAATAAAGTGGATATAGTACCGTACATAGATATAGATGGGTACATTTGGGATAGGCAAATTATAGACAGGAACTACAAGCCTACTAAGAACATTGAAAATGATTTTAAGAGCTTTGTATCCAAAGTATCTGCAGATGATGAGCAGAGGGTGAATGCTTTAGAGACTACCCTAGGATATTTACTTCATACCTACAAAGATAAAACAGATCAGAAAGCAATAATTTTTAATGATCAGGAGATAAATGATAATCCTAATGGAGGGAGTGGTAAGAGCTTAGTGCTAACTGCTATTGGTAAGATTAGAAATATAGTTAAGATAGATGGTAAAAGTTTCAACCCACAGAAAAGTGACTTTGTTTATCAGAGGGTGAATTTAGATAGTCAGATCCTAGCCTTTGATGATGTAAAAAAGAACTTTGATTTTGAGCAGCTATTCTCACTGATCTCAGAAGGGATTACAGTGAACAGAAAGAATAAGGATGAGATATTTATCCCATTTGAACGCTCCCCAAAGATTGTGATTACTACCAACTATGTAATTAATGGTGCAGGTGGTAGCCATGATAGGAGAAGGCACGAAATAGAGTTCAATCAATACTTTAATGCTCAAAGAAGCCCACTAGATGAGTATGGTAGGTTATTATTTGACCACTGGACTGCAGTAGATTGGTTAATCTTTGATAACTACATGATAAGTAACCTGCAGAAATTCCTATCAATGGGCTTAGTTAAGTCCAAGGCTATTAATGCAGATGATAAACGCTTAATTTCAGCTACTAATAAGGAGTTTTATGATTACGCTATAGAGGGCAATATCACAATAGATGTGATGCACTATAATAATGCTTCTATTCAGGACTTCCAAACTTACACAGGTGGATGGAGAGATCTTAACACACAAAGATATTTAAAGTGGATAAATGAATACTGTAAATTTAAGAAGTATGATTTAAAAAAACATAAGAATGTAGGAGGTAGATACTTTATAATAACTAAGATATGAAAATAAACAACAAAGAATTAGGTAGCTTTGAGATTACTCGATATAGTTTTGAGCTTGTAAATAATGATCCTAAAATAGTTATACACATGATTAAAGCATTAGATGTTAATGGTAATTATATTAAATTTTGTAAACTTGATAAAGTAGAGAAATTTTTAAATAGTTACCCTGTATTGTTTAAAAAAATTACTAAACCATGAACAAACAAAACAAACAACGACTTAAGGAACTAGAGTATAAGTACATGAGCTACAGGTACCCATCAGTACCAGGGCACATCATACCCTTTACTAAGTACTCAGATGCTACGGCTAATGGGCTCACTAGATGTATTTGTGACTTTCTTAACTACAGTGACCACCAAGCTGAACGTATTAATACTATGGGAGTGGCTAGAACTAAGAGGGCTACCTGTGGTAAGATAGTAGGGGTAACATGGACCAAAAGCACTAGCACCCCAGGCTCAGCTGATATATCTGCTACCATCTATGGTAAGTCAGTGAAGATAGAGGTAAAGATTGGTAAGGATAGGATGAGTGAAGCTCAGAAGAGATACCAGGAGAATATAGAGAGAGCAGGAGGGATATACTATGTGGCTAAGGACTTTGATAGCTTTGTGGAGTGGTATGATATATTTAGCCAAAACTATAAAAATTAACTACCTTTGGCGAAGTATAAAAACAAAACGATAAAAGATAAGTGGTAAAAGTTGCCACATTAATTAAATAGAAATAATATGAAACAAACAACAGTAGAATGGTTAGAAGAAAGATTAAATCTATCCATAGGTGATGAATTAAAACCATTAAGAGGTTTTTTTGTGATTGCCAAAGAAATGGAACGGCAACAAATTATGACGGCATTCACTCAAGGTGATATATTTGGTTCAGATTATTTTGACGGAGTAAATATAACTGAAGAGAATTACTATAATCAAACCTTTAAATCAGAATAAGATGAAAGCAACCCTAGAATATAATCTACCTGAGGACCAGGAGGACTTTGACTATGCTACCAATGGCTTCAACTATTACATGGCACTTGTAGAGATGGATCAGTGGCTAAGAAGTGAGTACAAGTACAATGGTAAAGAGGAGATGTGGGAAGTAAGGGAGAAGCTGAGAGAAATAATTTCAGAAAATAATGTGAAAATAGATTAATAAGTAGTATATTTGTAAATAATTAATAACTAACCAATGGAAAAAACAACTACAAGGGCTGTAAAGCCTAAGGAGGTTGAGCAACAACCCGCTCCCTTCTATGTTCGCCTTCACCAGGCTAAACAACTAATAGGTAAGGTACATAAGAACGCTACTAACCCCCACTTTAAAAAGTCCTATGCAGATATCAATTCTATCTTAGAGACTGTTGAGCCTATTTTATTACAGCATGATCTACTTTTGCTACAGCCTATAGAAAGTGGTAGTGTTTGTACTCAGATTGTATGCATCTACACTGGCTTTAGTATCTCTAGCTGTATGACTTTAGATCTTAGCTTAGATGCCCAAAAGCAGGGCAGTCAAATTTCTTACTTTCGTAGGTACACCATTCAGAGCCTGCTAACTTTACAAGCTACAGATGATGATGGTCACGTGGCATCTACTGCAAAGCCTAAGATGGATAACAAAAGATTTGCTGAGGCAGTGAAAGCTATAGCAGATGGTAAGTATACTGTAGAGAAGTTAAAGGATAGCTTTGACTTGAATGATACTCAGATTAATGCACTACTATTAATACCTGTAATATGAAAATAAGATGCAGTGCAATAGGTAAGATAATGACTTCACCCAAAATAAAAGGGGAGGTACTATCGAAAACAACTAAGACGTATATCCAGGGCATAGCCCTGGCACACGTTTATGGGATACAAAAAGAATTTACTTCTAAGTATACTGATAAGGGCAATGAATGTGAGGATATGTGCTTATCATTTGTAATGGAGGTAATAGATAAAGGATTTCTGTTTAAAAATGAGGAGAACTATAGTAATGATTGGCTTACAGGTACTCCCGATATAATTACAGACCAGGTGCTAATAGATGTAAAAAACTCATGGAGTGGTAGCACGTTCCCATGGTTTGAAACTGAGTGTGCTAATAAAGATTACTACTACCAGCTTCAAGGGTATATGTGGCTAACTGATAAACAAGAGGCACTGTTATGCTACTGCCTAACCAATACCCCCCATGCCATAGTAGAGCAGGAAGTAAAGAGTGCACACTATAAGTTAGGACTAATGGATGAGAGTTTAGATCTTAGAGACCAGGTGCAGAAGCAACACAGCTTTGATCATATCCCTGATGCTAAGAGAGTCAAGACTTTTGTAATACAAAGGGATGAGGAGGTGATAGAACAAATCAAGGTGAGGGTAGAACAATGCAGAGAGTATTTTAACCAATTAATAACACAACTATGAACAGAATGCAATTTGAACATGAGGCAGCTATAGCTGCTATGAACGCTCTAATGATAGAGAACTCTAAAACATCTAAGCTATGGATAGCTAAAGAGGCTGTACAGATGGCTGAGATATTAGCTAATGAAGTCTATGGAGAAAGGATTCAATGGCCAACAGAGGACCTTATCGTATGATTATCCTACTATCAATACTACTAGCCCCTGCTATTGTGTGGGGGTGGGTAGCCACAATATGGTACATAGTGGATTTTTTTAATAATGAACACTAAATAATAGTTATTAACAATTTAAAACAAGTATAAACAATGGAAACAAAGAACAATTCAGGAGCTATCTTTAAAAATGATAAAAAGACAGCAGAGACTCACCCCGATTACAAAGGGAAGGTAAACGTTAATGGTAAAGAGATGGAGGTAGCTCTATGGCTTAAGACATCACAGGCAGGTATGAAGTATTTTAATGCATCATTTAGTGAGCCTTATGTTAAACCAGCAGTATTAAGACCACCTGCAGAAGCATTCAAGTTAGAGGAGGATGATCTACCATTCTAATTAAATTACTATATTTGAGCTATGAATTTATTAGCTCTTATACCTTTAGCGTGGTGGTTTGTTAATTTTGAGCCTTTACAGGCAACTATAGACTATCTATTCAAGTATAAACCACATAGCACAATAGCCATACATATACACTCAGCAATGGGCTGTATTAAATGTGTGGCTTTTTGGCTTACTATAATTTGCACCTTTGATTTTATACTTGCTTGTCAAGCCTCACTTATTGCTTATATACTAGACGAATGTTTACAGAAGCTGAGATAAAACTAATAGATGATATAGAGTTACTGCCTGAGAATATCAGGTACTCAAAGCACTCATGTGTGGCTATGTTAAAGATTAGAATTAAATATGAAGGGGTGCAACCTAGGGAGTGCTTCTGTGCATCTGTGAGGAGGAGGATTTGGTATAAAGATTTTATGATATGGTATGAAAAGGCTCTTAGATCAGTACATTAGTAGGTCTTACCCTGAAGTAAGGGCATACACTACCTACTTTCTATCTAAGATGGGGCTGTACATAGACGCTGATACAGTCATAAACAACTCATACATTCATGTGCTTACCATTAATGATTATGTAGCAGATGAGGACAAGGTCAAAAGCTATCTTTTAAACACTATTAAATATCAAATCCTATGGAATACATCAAAGAGCCATAAAGATGATAGGATAACGGCTATAATTGATAACTCAGGCGATAGAATGGAGGATGATGAGCTAGCAGATAAGATAAGGGAGGATAAGATGTACGCATTTAACAAGGGATTAATAGAAATTTATAGATCAGAGATTACAGACCAGGTACAAAAGATAGTATTTGAGGCATATATTGATAAGGGGTATATTACCAGCAGAGCACTGGCTACCTATTTCGATATCACTCATACCTCAGCTTACTACCTGATTAAAGACTTGAAACAAAATATAAACAAATTACAATATAGGTATGAAACCGAGTCAATTTATTAGTATCTTGTCCCTGTTTACAGCTCTTAGCGGTGGCTTAGCTTTGTTCACCCTAGATTATGAGTGGGCTAGTAGGGCAGGAGGATTATGGATAGCATTATATTACACTTTTTTAATTTTACTACAGTATGAAGATAAAGACAGAACACCTAGGTAAGTATATTACTATGTACAATGGTAACTATGAGACCAGCTTTACAGTAACAGAAGAGACTGCTAAGGACCATAAGTATTATACCTCTAAAGGATTGGGGTATCTATTTGAAGAGAGCACTCCTAAGGCAAAGTATAAAGGGGTAGAGAACGAAGATAAAAAAGAGAAAGATGCCGAGGCCTAAACTTATAGAAACTCCTGAGAAGTTAATGGAGATATTTGAGGAGTATAAAGCTCACTGTGCTGCTAACCCTAGAACTAAATGGGTGCTATCTCAAAAGACTGCTGAAATGGTAGCAGAGCCTTTAAGAGTACCTTTGACTAATGAGGGCTTTGAGATATTTTGCTATAAGAACTACTCTGATGTGCATAACTATTTTGATAATACCGAGGGTAGATATTCTGCATACAAGGCAGTCTGTTCGCACATAAAGAAGGAGATCCGTAATGACCAGATCACAGGTGGAATGGTAGGACAGTTTAACCCATCCATCACCCAACGTCTCAATGCACTAAAAGAGCAAACAGATGTGACCAGTGGTGATGAGAAGATATCTGCTATAACTGTTACTATAGTTAAGTAGTATAATAATAATAATAATAACAATATAGTATCTAACTAGGTACTAGCTTTGCTATGGATATAAAAGCGACTGCCATCTTTGAAAAGAACTATGAGGCCATCTTAGGAGATAAGAGGTTTATTATAAATGAGGGTGGTAGTAGAAGCTCTAAGACTTACAGCCTGTGCCAACTCATGATCATCTACTGCCTGCAGAATAACAATAAGGTGGTATCAGTAATTAGAAAGACCTTCCCTGCCCTACGTGCTACAGTGCTCAGGGACTTCATAGAGATACTAAAAGAGATAGGGCTGTATAAGCAGGAGAGCCACAATAAGAGTGAGCACATCTACACCTTTGCTAATGGTAGTATGGTGGAGTTTTTCTCTGTGGATGACGAGCAAAAGATAAGGGGTAGGAAGAGGGATATAGCATGGTGCAATGAAGCTAATGAGCTTTACTTTGATGACTTCACTCAGCTTAACATGAGAACAGAGGACAAGCTAATCTTTGACTACAACCCATCTGATAGTGCATCATGGCTGTATGAGTTACCTGCAGATGAGAGCATAAAGATAAAGAGCACATACAGGGATAACCCCTTCCTACCTGAAAGCATCAAGGCACAGATAGAGGATCTCAAGAGAACAGATGAGGCACTGTATCAAATCTATGCTTTGGGTGAGAAGGCTATCTCTAAGAGCAACATCTACAGCAACTGGTCCTTTGTAGCTCATAGGCCTGCTAGATTTGTTAAGTACGTATATGGATTAGATTTTGGTTACAACCACCCCACAGCTTTGATGAGAGTCTACTACTGTGATAATGATATATACATTGAGCCTGTGATATATGAGAGCTACCTCACCACTACTATGCTCATAGAGAAGTTAGGCACCCTAGGGATAGAACAGACCGTAACCCTCCTAGCAGATTACTCTAGGCCTGAGATCATACAGGAGATGAACATAGCAGGGTATGATGTGCAGAACGCCAACAAGGTAGTTAAGAAAGGGATAGATAACCTTAAGAGCTTCGGGGTGATATGTCAAGATGATAAGGCACTGAGGAGGGAGTATGAGAATTACAAATGGAAAAAGATAGGTGACTTCATAACAGATGAGCCTGTCAAATTATTTGATGATGCTATGGATGCAATAAGATACGCCACTACTCACATAAGGCAGGAGTATTACACTGATGATAGTTACTATGCATTCTGAGACAATACATAAGATACAAGTGGTGCAGGCATACATCCACCATAAGACTGGTAAGCAGGTTAGGATAGTATTCAATAATCCTATGAGGGTGCAACAACATCTAGCCATGTTAGATCATGCATACATGATAGCTATGGGTGGCTTTAAAAACAATAACAGTAATGAAGCTAATATAGGTAAAGACAAGTAATGGCATTAGTAGCACAAGCAACCCCACAAGTAATAGTTCCTGCATACAACCCTATTAAGTACATCTACAGCAGTACCAATGTAAACCTGCAGGGCTTTAAGTTTATCTATGATATATATCAGAGTGGTACCCTAAATAAGATAGCAGAGTACAGGGTGCTTCCAACTTATGCCACTGGCTTTGGGGAGATAGATATATCTAAGCTGTTACAAGCCAAGGTAAGCTATGACCTTAACCTAGCTAACACCTCAGTATATAACGCTCCAGGATCCCACTACAAATATGATGTAAGCATAGGGGAGGAATATCTCACTACCACTAGTTACAACTTAGCACTTACTCAATATCTAACAGCTCCCTACAATGGTAGAGTAAGAATAAACGTAGCTAACACATTCATAGTAGGAGATCAAATCAATATAGTGCAAACAGGTGTAGGTGTAACTAACCCTAACCTTGAAGGTCTCTTCACTGTGCTAGTAGCTAACCCTCTATACATAGTGGTGAACAGCTTATGGTCTCAGATAGTCAATGCTAATAAGGATGGAGATATCACATATGCAGATGGGAGAAAGACCGTAAACAGAAACCTAACCTCAGTGCTAAACAGATATGTATTTAATGGTGCTATCAAATGGACTGAATGGCCAAGCTATAACTATCAGGACTATATGCTCAATGGCTTTACTGATAAGTTCCTTACTAGCTTCCCTGCAGGTAACAAAACTATGTACGCTACCCTATCGCAGGATATGTGGGTAAATGCTATAGCTAATGGCTCACCTACCCCCCCTGATACAATGGTATTTGAAAATAGTAATGGTAGTATCTTTCAAAAGAATGTAACAGCTGTGGACCATGTTAGTGGTATATCTGTAGGGCCTAACAACTTTGGAGCTTTGACCCTGGTCTTTGGCTCAGGTAACTTGATAGAGCCTAACACTGATTTCTATGAATTTTACTATGAACGTAATGGGGTAGTGAGCTCAATTAGGTATATGGTAACCCTAGATAGAAGGATTAGAACCACTGAGTACAGCATCTTATTCTTAGATCGTATGGGCTCATGGAATAGTTTTGCATTTAGTTTAAATAGCTATGAGAAAGGTAACGTAACACGAGAGCAATTTAACAAAGATGTGCAGGGCTTTATCAATGGCAGTAACCACTGGGACTATGAGCTAACTGATAGAGGCATGACTAACACATATGTAAGCACTGAAACAACCATTGACTTAGCTACCAACTTCATGACTATGGACATGGCTAACTACTTCACTGAACTAATCAGCTCACCCTTCACTTATGTAAAGCAAAGCTCTTATGCTAATGACTGTGATGTGCCTGTGAGCACTGAATACATAAGCTGTAACATAGTGACATCAGACTATCAGGTATACAACCAACGCAACAAGAATTTAATTAAGCAGAACGTAACTATAAAGCTAGCTAATAATAATATCGTAAATGGTTAAGATACAACTAAGCACAGGCTTCCTAGATGTCAAAGAGGGCACTGCCTTCCCTTTAAATTTTCAGGTAGGAGATATCAGGGATGTAAGCCAAAGGAAGGGTAACTTCTCTAAGACCATCACGCTTACTGGCAGTAAGAATAATAACAACCTACTTAACCACTACTATGATGTGAATATAGTGGAGGGCACCTTTAACATTAATGCTCTTACTACCTGTGCAGTTATTCAGGATGGCATACCAATAATGGAGGACTGCTCTATGCAATTAACAGGGGTAGTAAAGACTCAAGTAACAGATGGCTATGAAGAGCAGGTAACCTATGAGGTGCTAGTCAAAGATAGCAAAGCAGATTTCTTTACAGCCATTGCAAACAAGGAACTAACTGATATAGATTTCTCAGATCTTAACCATCCATACGATGCCTTTAATGTGGTGGCTAGATTTAGTAACACTGTGATTAATGGCTTCAAATACTTTCTACCTGGCAGTGGTGATGCTGTCTATAACACTCAAGAGTTTAAGCCTGCCATCTTTGCTAAGACTTACTTAGATAGAATTTTTGAGGATGCAGGATTTACATACAGCTGGCCTACATTATCTTATGATAGATTTGACAAGTTATTCATACCTTACAATGGAGGGGTAGATAACTTTGATTATGCAGATTATTTAGTCAAAGCAGAAAAGACAGCACCTACTACTATCAATGGAGCTAACAACTGGGCAGGCTTTTCTAACATAGCAGTAATAGCTACCACACAATCACCTGCTACTAAAATTAACATAACAGCCTGGACTGAGCTAGAGGATCCACAGAATATCTTTAACCCTATTACAGGTGTATACTCTACACCCTTTATCATAAGTTCGGCTAATGCTCAGAGCTATGATTATAGCGTTACTATGACTTACACATTAAACTTAGTGAATAGTTCGGGTGGTGTTTTATATGGTAGTACTCCAGGTGGTGTGGCAGGTAATGTATTTTACAAGCCTGCTATAGGAGTAAGTGCAGGGACGCAACCTATTATCTTTAGTAACCTATATACAAACACATCACCTACTGCTACTTTGTTAGGCGTGCAAAATGCAGTGCAATGTCCTTTAACTATTCCTAATGGTACTACCACTTTATTAACACAAACAGTACAAACTACCATACCACTTAGTTACAATTTACTTAATAACTTATCATCTGCTACTATAGGATTAAATGTGAGCCAACATCCTGCTGTTATAGGTAACGGTTCATCTGTAAGATACTGGAGAAAAACTTCCCCATCAGGGGTAGCCCCTGCTTCAGGGCAAATAGTTATACAGGCCGTTATCTCTAATATACAAATAAGCATAGTACCTAGTAGCACAATCTATGCAATAGGTGGTACAATAGATGTAAATGATTATGTACCTAAAAAGATAAAGCAGAGCGACTTCATTAAGGGTATCTTTAACATGTATAACATCTATGCTCAAGTAGATAGCACCCAACCTAACAAGCTACTCCTACAAAATAGGGATGATTTTTACGATAGTGGGGTGGAGGTAGACTGGACTGCGAAGCTGGCTAAGGATCAAGAGCAGAACTTATCTTTTTTACCTGAGCTCACCTCTAAGAAAATAATACTAACATACGCTGAGGATAAGGATAACCCTAACACAACCTATACCAATGCTACTAATAACATCTATGGCCAAGCTGAGGTTATCTTTGATAATGAGTATGTAAAGGATGTAGATACTAAGGCTGTATTGTTTAGCCCTACCCCTGTAATTAAAACTATCTTTGGTGCCTTTGTACCAATGCTAGCAGGCTCAGCACCTGAGACAAACATACGTATTTTATATGATAAGACTACAGCAGGACAGCCACTAGCTACCTGTGGACAGTTCTACATATATGACTATGGTAGTGTAGGACAAATTAACCTTACTAACTATCCTTTGGTAGGCCACTTCGATGATCCACTTACCCCAACCTTTGACATTAATTTTGCCATCTGTGATTACTACTACTACCAACCTTCTAGCTTAACAGAAAATAATCTGTACAACAGATACTGGAGGCGTACAATGGGGCAAATCAATAATGGTAAGATGCTCACTGCTATGTTTAACTTGAAAGAGCCTGACATCCAAGCATTGAAATTAAATGATAAGATAAGGATAGATAACTCATGGTGGAATATCAATAAGGTAATTGACTATGATGCCAACGCTAACAAGCTCACTAAGGTAGAGCTAATAAGTATAGATACTGAGATTAACTTCACACCGTTCATGGGGCCAAACGGCCCAGTGATACCTACTCCTCCTGCAGGGATAGGGCCTATACAAATGTTAGCAATGAGTAGAGTCAACACTACTAAGATGGTTAACACAAATGTCTTTGGTAACCAAGCAACAGCAACAGTAGAGGGTAGAGGTAATGTGATAGTGGGTGGCACTAGATCAGTGATAGTGGGAGATGATCGCATCATCAGTGAGAATACCTTAGCAGCAGATAGCTTAATGGTTAGTAGTTTAAATGGAGTAGCTACAGGTATAGTGCCCTTAATCTATATAGCTAACTTAACTCAGGCAGGGATAACAGATCCTATAGTGCAGGTTAAAAATGATAGCTTGGGTGGTGTTACTTGGACTAGAACAGGGGTAGGTACTTATGAGGGATACTTAGATGCTTATGAGCCTTCATATATATCTATCACTAATGTGCCTACTATCATGATTAACAATGGAAACTTTGACGGGGTAATCTCTGCTCAATACTCCACAAGCTCTAATACTGTATCAGTTACTACCACTCAAATAGGTATAGGCTTTGTAGATGGATACTTAGACGGCACCACAATAGAAATTAAATACTACCAACCATAATGAATGAAGTAGATATACCTATAAAAGTCTCAGGACTAGGAGCCATAAAGGCTGAGCTTATGGCACTCAAAGGTGAGATAGCTAATGCTACTGATCCCGAAACAATGACCCGTTTAGCACAGCGTGCAGGGGAACTTAAGGACCAACTCAAGGATGCCAATGAACAGGTAGCAGTCTTCGCCACAGGCTCTAAATTTGAGGCAGTATCTAACAGCTTCGGATCCATCAAGGGAGATCTCATGAGCTTAGACTTTGAGGGTGCATCTGAGAAAGCTCAGGTATTTTCTAAAACATTAGGAAGTCTTAACCCCAAGGATATCGGCAAGGCATTTAGTGGTCTTACTAGTACAATCACTACAGTAGGTGGTGCCTTTGTAAAGCTAGGCATGACCATTCTAACTAACCCAATCTTCTTACTGGTAGTAGTTATAGTGGCTATAGTGGCTGCAGTAGGTTTCTTTTTAGATAAGATAGGGGTGCTAGGTGCTGTATTAGATTTCATTATGATACCTATAAATGCTGTAATAGATGCCTTAAAATGGCTAGGAGATGCACTAGGGCTTACATCATTTGCAGAGGATGAAGCAGCTAAACAAGCTAAGAAAAACTCAGAGGCTGCAATAGCAGAAATTAAAAAAGAAACTGAGGCAAGAAATAGAAGCTTTGAAAGAAGGAAGGATGTGTATACACAATCAGATGATGCAATGGGTAGGCAAATTAAGCTAATGAAAGCCCAGGGTAAGGACACTACTAGCTTAGAAAGAGCAAGGCTAAAGGCGGCCATATCATATCAAACAGGAATAACAAATGAAACCTTTGCTATTCAACAACAATTAAAAGCAAAAAATGAATTAACAGTAGCTGAGCTTAAAGCAAGTGCTTTGGCAACAGGAGATTATGCTGCATGGAATAAATTTGAGAAAGAGATGGCGGCCACAATGACGGCTAATGCTAAGGCAAATGCTGCTGCTAATACTGCTAGATTAAATTCAATAAATGACTTAGCTGTCTTTGAGCAGGAGCTAATAAATGATAAAAAAAAGGCGGCTGATGATCAAGCCAAAGAGGCACAAAAAAATAACAGTGATAGTAAGGCAGCGGCGGCAACTAATGCAGCGGATAGATTAGCAGCTTCTCGAAAGATTAGAGATGGTGAGATAACTTTAATGGCAGAAGGTATAGCTAAAGAAGAGGCTATCATCAAAGAGAAATTTAAAAGAGAGAGAGAGGATATAGCTTCTAATACTAAACTAAAAACAAAAGAAAAAACAACATTAACTGAACAAGCAAATAAAGAAGAGATAGCACAACTTGAAGCAAAAAGAATAGCCGTTGCAGATCTTGAAAAAAAGAACTTGATAGCAGTGGAGGGTGAACTAGCTCAGCTTAGATTAGATGCCATGGCAGAGGGTGCTGAAAAGGAATTGATTATACAAAATGAGAAGTATCAAAAGTTAAGGGATGCTGCCAACGCTGATACTAGATTAACACAAGAGCAATTAAAAGAAAAGCTAGATCTTTATAACACAATGCAGATAGAAGAAGAGACTGCTAGGATGAAAGATAAAGTTAAGGCTGCTAGTGATTTACTTACTGAACTTACTACCACAGAAGAGGAAAAAAGACTAGCAGAATTAGAGGCTAAGTATATTAAGGATCAAGAGATGGCGATGGGTAATCAAAAGGCTTTGGAGATACTAGAAGCTAACCACAAAAAGGCTCTAGATGATATTAATAAAGAGGCTACCTTAAAACAAATAGAAGAGGATCAGAAAGCAAGGGATGCAAAGCTAGCACTAGCAGGAGATATTGCCAAGGGTATTACTGATATAGGTGGTATGTTAATTAAAGACCAGGAGAAGCTAGCTAAATTTAACAAGGCCTCTGCTCTTATTCAAATAGGTATAGATACTGCTAAGGCAATTAGTGCTTTGGTAGCTAACTCACAAGCTAATCCTTTGAATAGTTTAACAGCAGGTGCAGCAGGTATTGCACAATTTGCTACAGGAATTATTCAAATCGCTACCAATGTCGCTAAGGCTAAACAGATACTTACATCACCAGGTACAACCCCTAGTGGTGGAGGTGGTGCTAGTGGAGGAGGTGGAGGTACATCCGCAGCCACAGCTTTGCCTCAGGCAGCCCAACTATTTGGCAGTGCTAACACAGGTGGTACCATGAATGCAGGGGGTGGATCTAGTAGCTCATCTATGACTGTAACAGCTGTAGTATCTGAGACTCAAGTTACATCCACACAACAGAAAATAAACCGTATAAATAAATCAGCAGAACTATGAACAGTTTACAAGCCATAACAAACCATATCACAGCTTTCTATACAGCACATAAGCAAGTATTCAAAGTAGGATGCGATTTTAAAGAGCAACTTTACAACTTTGCTACTCAGGATGAGAAGTATCCTTTGGTATATATTGTGCCTAGTGGAGTGATACCAACTGAGAACACTACAGAGTTTAGCTTTGACATTTACTGCTATGATATCATACAAAAGGATAGAGCTAACATCATAACTATTTTAAGTGATACACAACAGATACTTAGTGATCTTAATGTGTACTTTAATGATAGCTCAGACTTTAGCTTTGATGTGGTAGGAGTGCCTACATTCTCACCCCTCAATAATGATCTACTAGATTATGCTGCAGGGTATCAGATGAGTATCACATTAACAGTAAATGATTGGACTGATTGTGCAGTGCCAATTTAAACAAATGACTTTTATAATATAATATAGGTATATGGCTAATGGATGGTGGGGTGATTGGAGACCCTCTTTACCTGCTCACACAGGAGACTTACAGGCAACAGATTTGATAGAGTGTACTTCCATTATAGGAGGGCTTCCTGTCAATACTGCTATTACAGGCACTCAAATTATAGCAGCTGCTAGTGGTGGTGGAGGTGCTTTATACTGCTCATCTGCCGTAACAATAGTAACAGCAACAACTAATGAAACTTTGATAGCTTCTGTGCCTATCCCTACTACAATAACCAATGCTATGCTTCGCTCATCTTTTACTGTAAGAGTAACAACTTTAGGTGGTGCTGCACCAAGAACACGAATAAGAATAGGTACTGTAGCTAGTCCATCACTTGCACAAATAACAGCTTCAACTCAAATAGCTACTAATGCAATAGGAAGTTTAGGGATGGTATCCATCTATAGGACTATGCCTGTAATAGGTGGTGCTTTAGGAGACATAAAAGCTTTTGCTACAGGAAGTAATGCTAATGCAGACTATGGACAGGTTGCTGCTTTTACTGTTACCCCTAGGGACTTTACTACTCAGCAATATTTATACTTTACAATTACAAATAATACACTAACTGCAGTAACTGAAAGTTATGGAGTGCTAGTAGAAAAAATACAATAATGGGAAGATACGCAAATACAGGTGAGTTTAATGTGCTATATCCTACTAGAAGGAGGATGGCTACTATATTAAAACGAATACTAAGGAATGATATAGTAGATGGTGAGGGTACCCTAGTAGAAAGTATTAGGATTAATGCTAAGATTACAGGCTTTGAAAAGCTAGAAATACAGATAATAGCTATGTATTATTTTATCTTTTTAAATAACGGTGCTTTCTTATGGAATGGTGGAGTAATTACTCCTAGAGATTATGTAGCACAATTCACAGATGAGCTAAACTCTGCAGGGATTACTGCTGAAATATATGCTCAGTATACTGAGTGGCTTACTAAGAGATTCCCTATACTAGATGTGGTGGAAGTATTACAAAAAAACCAAAGGATAGTTTATACATTTGAAGCACTAGATCCTCCTGCAGGATTTACTCCTGGCTTCCCTTTAGATGTCTAACTCTTTTTTCATACCCATCATATTAAATACATAGGTAAGGGGTAGAGATCCTATTTTATCAGACTTAGTAAGATCATTATTGCACAGGCCGTATATCATACGCTCCCAACTCCACTTACTTTCTTTCTTAGTATCCTCCTCCTCTTTCAGTTCCTCAGGTGTGAGATCTGCTTTCTCTTCTGCTGTTAGTTCGGGTAGCTCCTCACCTTGAAATAAATTTTGGTAGGTCTTTAGAAAATTATCTCTGAACTTTAGGAACTCACTGATGATACCATACACATCTGTAATAGGAAGGTCTAAGAACTTATCTGCTCTGATAGTACAGTCATATTCATAAGGCTCTATTATCTCCTCACCCCACTCATTAACTTTGCTTTGCCTGTATAAGATACCACAGATGTTAGCTAGGTTAGTTATGTAGTTATTAGTGAAATAATAATCTAGATCTATGTACTCATACAAACAAAGTTTATTAAAGGGCTTAACCTTCATACCTAGAAGCTCTGATTTATAATGGTTAGATGGTTGTGATAATGCCCATTTGCACTGGCTTACTATCTTTCGCATCTCATCTGCATCTATATCATCTATCACTTCAGTAGACTCATTACAAATGATAGATAGTATCTCAGTATTATAGTAGTAGGATCCTTGTGATTTATCTATTTCAGATATCTCTAGAAACTGCTCTACAGTTATCTCACTCCACTGCTTCGGTAGGTACATTCTCCACTTGGTTTTTTATCTTGTTAGCAACAAACATAATGTAAGGGATGCATATCTCAGCTTTCAACTTTCTAATGTGCTTAGACTTTAGTTTTAAGTGAGCCTCAGAGTAGTGCTCTGCTTTGGTAAGGTGATCTGCTTTAAACATTACAGCCATCATATCTGATATATATCCCTTCTGTTTGTGGATGGCAATCTTTTCAATCAACTTTGTTTCACGTACTGTTAGCTTAAGCTCTGCAGTATATGTAAAGCCATCTAGCTCTAGTGTACCTATAGGCTCAGTGTTATTTGTAAGATTAGGTGTAGTATTAAACTCTTTAACAATATCAATAAAATCTGCAATATCAAAGTCAAAGAACTCACTTTCAGGAATACCTAAATACTCAAAGATTTGTAGATGCCTATCCACAGGATCCAGCTCTTTATTATTGTTAATATCTGTAATTGCTTCAAACTGCTCAATAGTCAGCTCTTCAATTCTGTTAGGGATCTCCCTTCCTAAAATAGTTACCATAGTTAATTTTTTTACAAATATATGAATAATTATAATATAGGTATGGCAAAAGATAATTTACCTGTATACAAAATTACTATTGATCCTGAATACTCTGAAAATGGGGAGGACTTAGGTATAGAACAAATAGCTTTTACATCCACTCCTGCTATCAAAGTAATGGGTATGGCTTTCAATAGCCAGGTTAAGCCTATGATATTTACAGATGATATTAAGTATCGCATAGTAGCACCTGCTTTAATCCCAATGGAGATATATAGAAAGGATGATGAGGATGGTAAAGAGTACTATGTTAAGTTTACAATAGAAGAGATAGAGAAAATTCATGCAAAGTTTATGCGTGATATGAGTAACAAGGATCTCTTTAACCTAGAGCATGATACTGATAAGACTGTACCTGCTTATGTATTGGAAGCATGGATAGTAGATACTCCCAAAGAGGATAAAGCCTATTCTAGTTTTGGGATAGAGGTGCCTGAGGGGACTCTAATGGTTACAGCCCAGGTAACAGATAAAGAATACTATGCACAACTGGTAGCAGATGGGCAGGTAGGTTTCAGCATAGAAGGATATCTAGGTATGAAGCTCAAAGAACAGCAACAACTTAAACTAAATAATATGAATAAATTACCTGATGGTGAACACTTAATTGACGGCAAAATCTACGTTGTAGTTGATGGTGAGATCACTGAAATTAGAGAAGAAGAAGTAGTAGTAGAAGAGGAGGCAATGTCTGATACAGTAGTAGAAGAGGAGGAAGTAGTAGAAGAGGAAACTATGGCTGTAGATCCTGCTATGGATGCTGAGGCAATACTAGAAATAGTACGCCCATTAATTACAGAACAAGTGGATGCTCTTGTGGCTATGATAGCTGATTTAAAAAATCAATTAGAAGAGTCTTTAGTAGTAGAAACAGAAGAGGAGTTAGAAGAGGCTGTAAAGATGAGTGTACAGCAAAAATTAAGTTCATTTAATAAATTTAACAACCAATAAAAACAAACAAACAAAATGAGAAAATTAAGATTTGATTTAAACATTGATGCTTCTGCACTATTAGCACCAAACGCTGATGCGTTCTACGCACAGGCTTATCTTTCAGGTAGTGAAATTCCTGATAACTTCCGTACTTTACCTGGCATTAAGTACAAAACTAAAATTGGTACAGTTACTTTTGGTACAGGCTTATTAGCTACATCCCCTTGTAACTTCCCTAACCTTAACACTGATGACTTAAGCTCTCATGAAGTAGACGTATGTGCTCTTTCTGCTATGGCTCAAGTTTGTCAATTTGACTTAGAGCAGTCTTTTGTTTCTTTGCAAATGGCAGCAGGATCTAATGGTGATTTCACAGTAGCATCTTTCTTTAGCTTCTACTGGTCTGAGATGGCTAACGCTATTGCAGGACAAATTGAGTCTTTAAGATGGCAAGGTGATACCTTATCTCCAAACCCACAACTTGCTTTGTGTGATGGTTATGAGAAAGGATTAGCTGCAGCTTTACCTCCTCTAGTTCCTGTCCCAGGTGTTAATTACGTTATCAATGGTGGTACAGGTGCTATCACTACGTTTACAGGTGTAGCTGGATTAGGTGCTAAATTAGCAACTGCTTTTGCTTTTGTTCCTGCAGCTATTGCTTCCCGTACTGCTGACTTGCGTATCTACATGCCTACTCAATTGGTTAATATCTACCGATTAGGTGTAGCTTCAGGTAACACTAATGCATACATCACTCAAGATTTGGCTTTGACTTACTTAGGTATCAAAATAGTTCTTTGTCCAGGGATGTCAAATGATACTTTTGTAATTACTTTGAAAGATAACCTTATCTATGCTTTTGATGGTGAGGGTGACTCTTCAGACTTACGTGCTGTGAACTTAGCAGATACTGTTGCTGAGCC